TCCGGGTTCTGTCTGGTTCGGCCCCGTACCAATCCGCTGAAGGGTTCCCGGAAGGGGGGGGGATCAAGTTCCCGTAAGTATGTTTGCCCCTGTTGCGGAACCATCATCCGGGCCACCAAGGAAGTTCATGTTCTCTGTGGGGAATGTGAAGTGGCCTTTGAAGAACAGGAGTGATAACCAATGAAGTTGATTGACACCAAGGATTGGAAGGCCGTTCACTTCAAGGATCGAACCATTTTGAGAAGTGACCGCAATCTTTACCCGGAAGCCGATTGGTGGGCTTTGGTTTCCACCGTGGATGTGGAACCGATGAAGGAACCCGGTCATTTCAAGGTGGTAAGCCAATGATGATCACCCGCCAAGTTCGCTGTAAGAAGTGTGGGGAAATGTTTCCCCTGACCTATCCCGAAAAGCTGTCCGACATTGGCCGGGATGTTATTTCTTACTGTCCGCCGTGTTTACACACGGAAATCTTGAAAAATGAAAGGAGTACGCACAATGACCACCTTTGCAGAGCGTTTGAAGAACGCTATGGAACAGGCCAACATGAGCCAATCCGCCTTGTCTGAACAGGCCGGGGCTTCCAAGGCCGCTATCAGCCAATACCTTTCCGGGAAGAACACCCCCGGCCCTGACCGTATCAAGGCCCTTGCCGATGCCACCGGCGTTTCCTTTGATTACCTGATGGGTTATGGAGCCGCCCCGGTTGCGGAACCGCCCATCAAGAAGATCAGCGTGAAGGAAGCCGCCCGGTGCATGGGCAAATCTGATCAGTTCGTCAGAATCGGCCTTCAGCGTGGCCTTCTTCCCTTCGGGAACGCTGTTCCCGGAACCGGCGCTTGCTGGAATTACTACATCAACCCCACCAAGTTCCGTGATTATGTGGGTGCTGATCAGTTCAATTCCTTCTTCGGCCTTACGGCCTGAAAGGGGAACACCGATGGATAACACCCGTGATGAACTGTTGGATTTGATCAGGAACGCCACCAACATTGATATGATTTGCTTTTTCGCCATTATCTATGTGGTTGCGCCCGATTCCCCCCCCTACACGCCTAACGCCACCCGTGGCGAACTGAAGAAGGCAATTAAGCAGTTGCGGAGCGCCCAGCATAGCCCGGATTGCCCCGCTGAAATATCTGAAGGCTTTGAAACGGCGATTCAGTACATCCGCCGTGAATGGCTTCACCAATGAAAGGATGGTTTATATGCTTCAGATCGGAATGATCGTTAAAATCTTGCCCGATGCGGAATACAGCGGCAAGTTCACCGGCTACATCGGCAAGGTGAAGAATTACTTTTCGCAGAACAAGAAGGTTGGCGTGGAACTTTTTCAGCAGACAAATGACGCAAGTTCCAAGGGCCTGTTTTGGTTCTCTGAATCCAAGGTGGTTGCGGCGGGTAGTCTGCCTGATGCCATGATGGAATATATCAAGGCCGATCTTAACGCCACCTTTGGCGTTGCAAATCACATCCGCCGTTCCCGTCAGACCGGCCTTCCGCAGATCAAGAAGGTCATTTACAGCGGCCCCAAGACAATCATTCTGTGGGCCGACAACACCAAAACCATTGTTTCTTGTGGGGAAGCAGATTCCTATGACTACTATTCCGGTTTCTGTGCCGCCGTGGTCAAGAAGCTGTTCGGTTCCACCACCCACGCCAAAAAGGTTTTGGGTGATTCCATTCAGATCAATGATTAACCTGTTCCAGCACCAACAACAGGCCCTTGATGAAACCGAGGGGAAAAACCGGGTGGCCTATTACCTTGATATGGGCCTTGGGAAAACCTTTGTTGGTTCCGAAAAAATGATGAAGCTGGACAAGCGGATCAATCTGGTGGTGTGCCAATGTTCAAAGGTTCAAGACTGGATTGAACATTTTCAAGACTACTACACCCGGAATTGTGTGTTTGACCTGACTAACCCCAAAACCTTCAAATGGTTCTTTGAACAGGTTCAGCATGAAGTTCCAACCCTGATGATTGGCGTGATCAACTACGAACTGACCTTCAGGCGGAATGTGCTGAAAACCCTGACCGGCTTCACGCTGATGTTGGATGAAAGTTCCTTGATCCAGAACGAGAACGCCAAACGGTCAAAGTTCATTCTTGGGCTGAAACCGGATAATGTGATCCTTCTGTCAGGCACCCCCACGGGCGGCAAGTATGAAAACCTGTGGAGCCAATGCCAACTGTTGGGGTGGAAGATTTCAAAAGAACTGTTCTGGAAGCAGTACATTCAAACGGAATGGGTTGAAACCGATGGATTTTGGCGGCAACAGATTACCGGCTATAAGAATGTTGACCGTCTGAAAATGAAGCTGGCCGAACATGGGGCCGTTTTCATGACTACCGAACAGGCCGGAATCAGCCTTCCAAAACGGAACTGGATCAAGGTCAAAACCCGCCCTTCACCCCTTTATTGGAAGTTCTGGAATGATCGCTATATTGCGATTGACAGCGCCAACCTTGGTGAATTTGAACTGGATGCGGATTTCTACGGTTCCAATGCCCATTGTGAACGGGAATTGATCGGTGATACCAGTTTGACCCGCCGCCTTTACGCCCGTCAGCTTTGCGGCCTATATAACCCGGCCCGTTATGAAGCCTTCCGGGATTTGGTGAACAGCACGGAAGATCGCTTGATTGTGTTCTATAACTTCACGGAAGAAATGGAACGCCTGAAGGGGATTGCCAAGGGCCTGAACCGGCCTGTGTCTGTGCTTTCCGGTGAAGAAAAGAACTTGGATGCTTACCGCTACCAGCATAACAGCATTACCTTCATTCAGTATCAGGCCGGTGCAATGGGCGGCAATTTCCAGCTTGCCAACAAAATCATTTACTTCAGCCTTCCCCAAGGTTCGGAATTGTGGGAGCAATCCCAAAAGCGTATTCACCGCCTTGGGCAAGAACGGCCATGTTTCTATTACCTGATGATCTGTCCGGGAACGGTTGAAGAAGATATTCTTTCCACTTTGGAAATGAGAAAGGACTATACCGATGAACTATTCAGAAAGTATGAGCAAGCGGCAACAGCGCCGCAAAGCCCTTAACCAGCGGTTCAGGCGGATGTTCCTTGTGGCCCTTCTGATGGGCCTTGCAATGGGGTTTATATTTGGGCGCTGTTCTGCTGTCAACAGCAAGGCCCCGGATGCCCCTATTGAATCGGATCAGCTTACCGCCGTGGCCCCGGATGTGACCTTGGAGCCGGTGGAAACTCCGCTGGTGGAAGAACCCGCCGAACCTGAACCGGTGCTGTTGGGCAGTTTCAGAATTACCGCCTATTGTTCCTGTGAAAAGTGTTGCGGCGAATGGGCCAAGAACCGGCCCAACGGCATTGTGTATGGTGCCGCTGGTGTGGAACTGAAAGCCGGTGTTTCCTGTGCTTCCCCGCTTCCCTTGGGAACCGTGGTGGAAGTGGAAGGCTTGGGTGAATACATCGTTCAGGATCGCCCCGCCCAATGGGTGATTGACAAATACGGTGAAAACCAGATCGACATTTATTTTGACAACCATGAAGCCGCTTCCGCCTTCGGCCTGAAGCAGTTGAATGTTTATCTGAAAGGAGAACCCGAAAAATGATCAAATGCGAAAATGCTTGCCCCCGTGGAAAATTTGATGGGTGTTGCCACAAATGCCCGGAGTTCCACACTTGCCCTGATTCCTGTCAGGAAAACCCGAACGCCTGTGGTTCGGCCACCTTCGATGAAGAAACGGCCCTTCAGGAGTTCAAGAACACCCAGCTTGCCACCCTGAACGCCATTGCTTCCCTGACCGCCCACAAGAAGGCCATTGAGGATCAGGAAAAGGAAATGAAGGCCAAGTTGTATGAAGCAATGGTGAAGTTCGGCGTGGATAAGTTTGAATCCGATGTTCTGAACCTTACCCTTGTGAAGCCCACCAATGCCACCAGCATTGATTCCGCAAAGCTGAAGAAGAAATACCCGGACATTGCTTCCGAGTGTTCCAAGACCACCGCCAAGGCCGGTTATGTGAAGATCACCCTGAAAGGCGGTGGGCAGTAATGGAAGGTTTGACCCCGAAAGAGGCTGACGCTTGGGTAAGTGAAATGACCCGCATTGTTGGTGGCACCATTCATGAACTGATTGCGGCGGCTGATAAACACAATATTGACCGTGATTCCGCTGTTCAGTATTATTCCGATCTGTTTTCGGCTATGGCAAGTGTGGCAACCTTTGAACATTATGAAATGGACGGTGGGGCCGATGGCAAGGGATGAAGTGTGGGATGCCCTGAAAAATCATGCCAAACAGGTTCATTCAGAACGGGTTGCAAAGAACCCCGACCGGATCGCCTATGCCATTCAGCAGTTTGAAGCCCACGGCATTGAATACCAACTGAAGAATGAGCAAACCGGACATTTCCATTGTTGGCGGAAGTCTGATGATAAACTGTTCCAATTCTACGCTGGAACGGGTAAAATTCAGGGCTTCACCCAAGTCAGAGGTATTCACAGCCTGATTCAGATGTTGGAGGGGTGAGCCGATGGCCGGTGAAAAAAACTTTGAAAATCGCCTGAAGAAATGGCTGGAAGCTGAAGGGATATATCCCTTGGGTGAACCTGTTGACCGCATGAGCGCCCCGCCCTGTGGCTTCTATGAAAAGCGTTGGGGTGGAAGCCGGTATGTGAAAAGCGGCCTTCCCGATATGCGGATCACCGTGAAGGGCATTGCCCTTGAAGTGGAGCTGAAGGCCACCGATGGAACCCCATCTGTGCTTCAGAAGCGTAATTTGGCCCAAATCAACGGTTCACAGGGGTTCGGGTTCATCCTTTACCCGGAAGGCTTTGAAGCCTTCAAGACTATTGTGAAAGGGGTGAAACAATGCGAGTTTCCCACAGCCGGGTTGAAGTCTTTGATAGATGCCCATACAAATACCGCTTGCGATATGTGGAAGGGATAGACACGATCCCGAATACGGACGCAGACAACGCCCTGATCCTTGGCACCGCCCTTCACACCGGCATTGAAGAAGGGGTTGAACAAGCCCTTGACTTCTACAAGAACAGCTTCCCGGTTCTGACGGATGATCACATTCATGAAATGATGAAGTTGGAAGCCATGATCCCCAAGGCAAAGGCCATGTTGCCACCGGGCGGAACCTTTGAACTTCCAATCGGGAACGCTGATTTCATCGGCTTTATGGATTATCTGGTTCCCGTGGGGAAGGGCCTGAAGCTGGATGGCCTGATCACTGGTGAAGATTTGAATGAATTTGAAGCGTTTGATCTGTACGATTTCAAGTATTCCAACAACGCCAAGAACTACGCCGTTTCCGGTCAGCTTCACGAATACAAGTATTGGTATGAACTGACCCATCCCGGCCACCGGATCAGAAATATGTATTTCCTGATTGTTCCCAAGCCCAAGATCAGGCAGAAAAGCACCGAAACCCTTTCCCAATTCCGTGACCGCTTGCAAGCGGCCTTGAAAGATTCTGAACCAACGCTGATGCCGGTTCAGTACAACCCCATGAAGATTGTGGACTTCCTGACCGATGTGAAGCACATGGTTGAAGCCACAGACTTTTCCAAGAACCCAAACCATTTTTGTGGATGGTGTGAGTATGAAGAATATTGT